GATGAGAAGATATTAAATAAAGTTAAGGGGATACCCGAAGCATCTTTAATAGCCAAGTATCTCATGCTTCAGAAACGTATTGCACAGGTATCCTCTTGGCTTTTGTTTATACAAGACAGTGACAGAGTACATGGTTCAGTTATAACTAACGGTACAATCACAGGGCGTATGTCGCATCGTGATCCTAACATGGCTCAAATACCAAGTTTATCTTCACCTTATGGAAAAGAATGTCGTGCTTGTTGGACAGTTCCTAAAGGATATAAACTTGTAGGTATAGACGCTAGTGGATTAGAGCTTCGTATGCTTGCACACTATTTAAATGATAAGGAGTTTACCAATGACATTATCAATGGAGACATACACACAGCTAATCAAAGACGGGCAGAACTTAAATCAAGAACTCAGGCTAAAACTTTCATATATGCCTTCCTATACGGAGCAGGAGATGCAAAGATTGGGTCAGTCATTGGAGGAAGCAAAGCAGAAGGTAAACGAGTTAAGCAATCTTTTCTTGCTAATTTCAGATCACTTGCGTCTTTTAGAAATAGAATTACAAGAGAGGCAGAACAAAATAAATTCGTCAAAGCATTAGACGGTCGTAAGATATTTATACGTAGCGCTCATGCAGCTCTTAATTCTTTATTGCAAGGAGCTGGCGCTATCGTAATGAAACGTGGATTAATAATACTTGATGAGTTAATAAAGAAAAATAATTTAGATGCTCATTGCGTAGCTAACGTACATGATGAGTGGCAGGTAGAGGTTAGGCAGGATCAGGCTGAAGCTCTTGGTAAACTAGGGGTTGACGCAATATGCCAAGCTGGGTTATACTATGGCCTCAATTGTCCTTTAGATGGCGAATACAAAATAGGAGAAAACTGGAGTGAGACTCACTAGAAAAGAAAGGTACAGACTTGTTGAGGCTAATCCTCAAAATAGACAGTACAAAGTTACTATGCTACGCAAAGCTAGAAACAGAGCAAAAAGACGTAATATTTATTTTGATATTACTCTTGATGATATTACTATAGGTAGAGAGTGTCCTATACTTGGCATACCATTTGAAGTTGGTAGTGACAATTGGCAAAACTCTCCTAGTCTTGATAGAATTGACAACAAAAGAGGTTACGAAAAAGGTAATGTGATTGTTGTTTCCATGATGGCAAACTCTATTAAAAATCAAGCAACGCCATCACAGATAAAAAAGGTAGGAGATTTTTATGAAAAACTCTACAGAAAAAAATCTATCGACATTGATTGATGATATATATCAAACTGTAACCGACATAACAAATGGAGATAAACAAATACCTGATGATCTTATAGATGATTTGGGTAAAAAAATAGCCACAACTATAAAGACTTGGGCTACTCCGCAGCATCACAATAAATTTAAATTAAGAATGTCTAATGTTGGCAGACCAGCCAGACAGTTATATTATAGTCAAAAAGATACAAGACCAATAACACACCACCCATCAACGCAAATTAAGTTTTTGTACGGTCACATTTTAGAAGACCTTTTAATATTTTTAACAAAACTTTCTGGTCACAAAGTTACTGATGAACAAAAAGAAGTTAATGTAAAGGGTGTCGTAGGACACATGGATTGTAAGATTGATGGGGAAGTTATAGATATAAAGACAGCATCTAAGTTTGGATTTCAAAAATTTAAATATGGAACTCTAAGAGAAGATGATCCGTTTGGTTATATTAGTCAGCTTGCAGGGTATGAACGTGCGGAGGGTACAGAAAATGGTGGCTTTCTTGCAATGAATAAAGAGTCCGGTGAGCTTGCTCTCTATCAACCTGAAGAGCTAGATAAACCTAATGTGCAAAGTTTAATTAGTAAGATTCTAAAGATACTACTTAGTTTTAATAAACCACCGGAGAAATGTTATCAGCCTATACCTTCAGGAACAAAAGGTAATATGAAGTTACCAGTAGGTTGTGTTTATTGTCCACATAAAATTGAATGTAATAAAGATACTAACGATGGTAAAGGATTACGTTTGTTTAAATATGCTAGAGGTATTGAATATTTAACAACCGTAGTAGTGCCACCCAAAGTAGAAGAGATAACTAATGCGAAAACAAGTCATTAAAAAAATTAATAAGAAAGCCGAGTCGTTGCTAATGATATGGTTGAAAGGTTTGTTGTCAAAAGAAGAACAAGAAAAAGTAAACACAAACAACTTTAAAAGTTTACTACCTCATCAAGAATACATCGAGTCAAACAGAACATTTTATACATCTTTCTTTACTTTACGTTGGGCTAAACAAAGCATTAAAAAACTTCTTAAAAAAGGTTATGTGTTAGAAGATATTACGTTAGATGATTTAAAAAGTATAATCACTGTAAATAAAAAAAGAAGTGCAATTTTGTGAAGCGTAAACCAAGAGTAAAAAGAATACGCAAAGAAAAGATAAATGGTTATGATAGTATCTGGGAATACATACTACATGACACGATATTAAAAGATTGGCAGCATCACTCAGATAAAGTAAACTATTCTATACCACACACGTATGAACCAGACTTTACTAGGACTTTACAAGACAAGCAAATTCTGTTAGAATCTAAGGGTAGATTTTGGGATCATGCTGAATACTCTAAGTATATCTGGATTAAAAAGTTTTTACCGGAGAACATGGAACTAGTATTCTTATTTGCTAATCCATCTTCACCTATGCCTAACTCTAAAGTGCGTAAAGACGGTACAAAAAGAACGCATGGAGAGTGGGCTACAGCTAATGGGTTTCGATGGTTTACTGAGGAAACACTACCTGATTCATGGGTTGACGTAGCATCTAGAAAAACTAAAGAGTTTGATAAACGACAAGAAGAAATACAGGAACTAGAGGATAAATATGCGCCTTAAAGATAAAGAAGAGCTGCAAAACCCAGCTCATTATAAAAAAGGAAACATAGAATGTATTGAAGCTATGGAATCTATGTTAAGCAAAGAAGAGTTTATTGGATTTTTAAGAGGTAACTCTTTTAAGTATCGTTGGAGATATCAACATAAAGATAATCCTGTTAAAGATTTATTTAAAGCTGAGTGGTATGAGAAACGATTATTAGCATTACTTCAAGGAGATAATAGTGATGGATCGAAAAGCGGAAAGAACCGCTAAATTTAATCGCAATAAAAAATCAAAACACAAACAAAAAAACAAGAAACAAAAAAGGAATTATGTAGATGACTTTGAAGACGCAGGAGTATTTAGGGATACAAATAGATTTAGACAGAGAAACAAACCTCAGTGAATTTTCAATTAACACTTTAAAAGATAGATATTTTTGGGAGAATGAAACTTATGCACAACAAGCTTTTGCAAGGGCTTCGGTCTTTGGCGCAACATATAAAGGACAAACTAATTACGATCTTGCACAGCGACTTTATAACTACGCAAGTTTATGCTGGTTTATGTTTAGCACCCCTATACTTAGTAACGGGGGAACCACTAGGGGTCTTCCCATTAGCTGTTTTCTTAATTATGTTCCTGACTCAAGGTCTGGTTTATCTGATCATTATGACGAGAACATATGGCTTGCAAGCGCAGGTGGAGGTATCGGTGGATATTGGGGCGATGTTCGCAGCAATGGCACTAGCACTTCTAACGGTAGTAAATCTACTGGTTCTATTCCTTTCATGCACGTAGTTGACTCTCAGATGTTAGCCTTTAATCAAGGGGTAACTAGAAGAGGAAGCTACGCAGCGTACATGGACATTAATCACCCGGAAGTAGAAGAGTTTATTGCAATGCGTAAAACTACTGGCGGTGATTTAAATCGTAAATGTCTTAACTTACACAACGGAGTTAACATTACAAATGAGTTTCTAGACGCAGTTAAAGAGGATAAAGAATGGCGTTTGATTGATCCCAAAAGTAAAGAAGCAATAAAAAATGTAAGCGCCAGAGATTTGTGGTGGCAGTTATTACACACTCGTTCAGAAACAGGTGAGCCATACATTGTTAATATAGATAATTGTAACGATGCACTACCACAACAACAAAAAGATTTAGGATTAGAGGTTAAGCAAAGTAATCTTTGTTCTGAAATAACTTTACCTACTAACGAAGAGCGCACAGCAGTTTGTTGTTTATCTAGTGTTAACGTAGAAAAGTTTGATGATTGGAGTAAAGACGAACAGTTTATTGAAGATTTAGTTACTATGCTTGATAATGTTTTAGAACAGTTTATTGAAAGCGCTGTTGATACGACACACTACGCTCTTGGGTCATATAGAGCAAATGCAGAAAGATTTAAAAACTATCTTAAGGAGGATAAAAATGCGTATAGGAAGTCAGCTTTTTCAGCTTACAGAGAGAGGAGTATCGGACTTGGAGCAATGGGGTTCCATAGCTATCTTCAGAGCAAGGCAGTACCTTTTGAGGGCTTACGTGCGACTTCTATCAATCACCAAGTCTTTAAACACATTAAAGAAAAAGCAGTCGATGCAAGTAAAAAACTGGCTAATGATAGGGGTGAAGCGCCCGATATGGTGGGTAGTGGACTTCGCAATGCACATCTTCTTGCTGTTGCTCCTAATGCTTCTTCTTCCATTATCTGTAATGGCACGAGTCCTAGTATTGAGCCTTCAAGGGCTAATGTTTACACACACAAAACTTTGTCAGGTTCTTACAAAGTGCAAAACAAACATCTTAAAAATCTTCTCGAAAGTAAAAACAAAAATACTATAGAGGTTTGGAAAGACATAGCTGCACACGAAGGTTCAGTGCAACACTTAGACTTTCTTACTGATGAAGAAAAAGAAGTATTTAAAACTGCACCAGAGTTAAATCAAATATGGATTGTAGAACACGCTCATCAACGACAACAATATATTTGTCAAAGTCAAAGCGTTAATTTGTTTTTTATTCCTCCAAAAGCTACGGAGTCACAAGAAACGCACGATGCTTTTTTACAATACATAAATGACGTACACTGGTATGGTGCTAAAAACTTAAAGTCTTTGTACTATTTAAGGTCAGATGCTGCAAGAGCCACTGAAAATGTTAACATAAAAATACCTAGAATTAATCTTGGAGAGGTAGAATGTATAGCTTGCGAGGGTTAATATGAATTGTTGGTCTTGTAATCATAAATTAATTTGGGGTGGTGATCACGATTTAGAGGAAGAAGATCCTTACTTATTTGTAACTAATTTAAGTTGCCCTAACTGTAATGCTCATGTTGATGTGTATCATGGATATAAAGAGGAGAAACAAACTAATGAATGATAGACAACTTACAAATTGGTTTTTAGGTTTTATTTCTGCGGAACTTCTAATGATTATCGTTATTGGAGTAGAAATTTTTAGTCACATTAAATATATATTTGGAGTAATAGAATGAGTAACGAACAATATTATGAAGGGAGAGATATGTATCTCTACGCACTACAACAAAAATATGAAGCTGAAGTTTTTATGGCAAAGGCAAACTTCTCTACGTACTTACATCATGCAGTAGGTGTAGCAGAACATCCTAATGTTATAGAATCTATGGATGAAATTGTATGCAAACTAGCAGAAGCTGAAGATAAATTAAACATAATAAAAAAATATAGAGGTATACTATGAGCTTATTAAGTACAAGAGATTATTACAAACCATTTGATCAACCTTGGATGTTTGATTACTACGTGCAGCAGAATCAAATGCACTGGTTTCCAGAAGATGTTCCTTTACATAACGATGTAAAAGACTGGCAAGAATTAAACGACAGCGAAAAGAATTTACTAACTCAAATATTTAGATTATTTACTCAGTCAGATGTTGACGTTGGCTCAGGGTATATTGATAAGTATATGCGGATATTTAAAAAGCCGGAGGCTCGTATGATGATGGCATCGTTTGCTAACATGGAATCTATACATCAACACGCATATAGTTTACTGCTAGACACAGTAGGTATGCCAGAGTTAGAATACAAAGCCTTTGCTGAGTACACAGCTATGGCAGATAAACATGAATATATAAACAAAATAAAGGTAACGGCTAAAGACAAAGAGAGTATTGCTAAAGCGTTAGCAGTATACAGTGGATTTACAGAGGGGCTACAGTTGTTTAGTAGCTTTGCCATACTCTTAAACTTTCCAAGATTCGGAAAGATGAAAGGCATGGGTCAGATTATAACATACTC